CACGATCAGGCGCAGGCATTTGACCTCGTGCTTTGTAAGCACTAATAGTTTTAGGTGATACACCTAATAACTCTGCTACTTGCTTTGAAGTCAAATACACAATTCCGTTAGGTAGCAATTCAGTTCCGTTCCTTTCTTTTAAGTTGCCACACCAAAACGCTTGCTCGTCGTCTAATGGCCATAAGTAAGGTAGGTCATCAGGCACACGAAAGTATTTGGAATAATAATTCCAATCTTTTCTGAGCAAGTTTGATTGATGAGTCAGTTGTAACGCACGATTATTAACCCACCAAGGTTTCATACATGGTGTGTTTTCGCCCATGAAATTCCAAAAGTATTCTGCTAGAGAATCTTCAAATCCTCTAGCAATCCACTCTCGGCATATCTCATGACCATAATTAGCAAGTTGCCATTCATAACCACGCCACATACGAGTGGCTGGGTGATTGACCCAGCCAGTTGATTGACCAGTTAAAGCACGCAGTATTTGATATGCTTCAACACGCTGTTTGCCTAATCGTTTATCATCTAACGATTTCGCAGTACCAGCGTAATCACTATCAGGCATAAATGTTTGCATCAGTACCCCCAAGTAAATCGGCAAGATGAACCACTATCATAAATATTGCAATCCCACCACATTCCATTGACAAGAACTATGAATGTTGCAATCGCTAGACCTATTGCAATACCTACAACTAAACGACCACGAACAGTTAAGTTAGATTTTTTTCTCTGCTCTTGGGCATCAATAGCCATAAGTCTTAATGCAATTAGTGTGCCAATGAAGCCACTAATTATGAATGAACCAATCATGAACAACATATTTATTACCCTTCCGTTAGTTAGTTATGCTTCTTGTTTGATTTTTTTAGCAGTGTGTCGGCGTTGAACACCATCACGCTTTGTAGTAGTTAGTCGTCCGCAAATGATGCAAGCATTTTTAGTACCTGCTTCGTATGGGGATTCCTTCAATGAGCCATCACATAGATTGCGTGATGAACCAGATATTTTTGTTGCCTTCGCCATGTATTACCTTCCGTTAATAAATGAAGTCGCCTTGACTTCATGTCATATTTTACAGTTTGACCCTGCTATTACAAGTCAGGCTCGCCCACCTAAAATCCCGCTCATTTAGAAGCCTTGTGCGCCTATTAGAGCGGTTTTCATGTATGGGGTTAGGTAACGGGTTGAACCCAATAAATGAATCGCTATAACAGGCGCACAGCAACAGTTAAACAAACAGGGTAAATAACTAGGCTAGAAGTAGTTGCGCTTTCTGCTTCAACTTCTCACCATTGCCTAGAATGATTTTTTCAGCACGCAATCCTTGCTTATCTTCGCCACCACGAACTGGTTTGACCCAGTCAGAGTATTCAACGACAGCATTGTAAGCAGCCCACTTAGTGTTGGCTACGATGGCTTGCGTAGGTGCTTTCCACAAGCCTAGTAATTCAGCACGAACCTTCTCGACTGAATTTTCTTTGCGAGTAGATGAATCGTCTTTCGGCTCGGGAATAAGTGCCTCAACGAACTTCTTGTATTGTGCGTCTGTAAATTTCTCAGACAACAACTTCTCAACTTCCTTCTCGAATTCCTCTTGATATTTGAATACGATACCTAGAGTTTCACGAGCCTGTTGAACTTTAGCAGTTGCGCCAGCAGTATGTTTCAATGATACTTTTGATGCAGCAGAGTTCAATGCCATGCGAACTGTATTGGTACATACAGCACGAATAGGTGTTACGGCAACAGTGAAAGAAGATGAACCATCATGGCTATTAACAGCCATAATGTAATTATCAATCACATCAACTCCGTTCGCTAACTTCATAGAGTCAGGGAATTTCATTGTCATGAACACTCGCTCGCCATTGCCTAGCGAGCCAGCAGTTTCAAATACCGCACCTGACTCATCGGCAATATGATTCAAGAAATCAAATGCGTCAGAGTTTTGAATAGGTGTATATCGATTACCTACAACACCTAATGCAGACAAACCCTTCTTCGGGTGATTGCGGTAGGTCAAGAATTTATCTTGTAGGCGTATGTTGGTTGAATCAACTGTGCTGAATATAGGTTCTTCAGTCACTTTGACTACCCAATCTAATTGCGCAATTTGAAGTGCGTCTTGCGCTGTTTGTGCTTCGGGTGTAACAGTGCCTAGTTTGTGCCATGCTACTTCCCGAGCAGTAAAGAATGCGCTGCTTCCGTCAGCGAATTGCTCTATGTTATGTGCCATTGATTTACCCTTTCAGTTGTTGGTTGAGATCGTCAGCAACACTTTGAGCAATTTCATAAGTATCGCCAACGAATGCTGGTGCTGGTAATGCCAGCATGATTTCTTTGCTGGAATTAGTCCATCTTGCTTTGTTGTACCATGCTGTATATGCAGAAAATCGCATGACAGCATATTGATTTGATTTGATGAATGTGCCTTTAGTCGCCCAATCGTGGTAATGACCACCCGGAGATAAGACTACATAACTATCGGTTTCTTGATTTATCATGTTATTAACTTACCCTTCTAGTAGTTTTTTTCTTGGTGTTAATTACTAATGCGCAGTCCGCACAGTAATAATGAGTACCCGACCAATCATCAGTCGGGCTACCCAATTCATCGTGTTGCATTTTTCCATCTTTATCGCAAGCATAGAAACCACCCATGTGTGGTTCGTTGCCACAATAACAAACTAACCAGTCTTTGTTGAATACGAATATAGAAGTCATGATTAATCTTCGTCTTCAATTGTGATTTCAGACCAGTCTTCTTGCTCATCATAAAGTTCGCCAACTCCGTTGTAATCCATGCTGACTCGGAAGTCATCTTCGCTAACTTCTTCATCTATATCGCATTCAACAGTTAAGTTGTATGTGACTGTGAATTCAACTGTGACTCGCTTAGTTAGCGTCAAACCAACTTCGCCTGCTAGTTCTTTCAATTCATCAACAGAAGCAGAGTCGTCATTTTTGACATGCTCGGTGATGAAATTCTTGACTATATCTAATTTCTCAGCCAAGCCTGTATTGCGATTTCTTTCATATTCAAGTTGGCTTCGTAATGAATCAACTGAATTGCTGTACTTCACTAACTCTTCAACGATTTCTCGAGAGTTATGGTCTTTGACGAATTCTTCAGCAACTGCTTCTACTGTTGGTTCGTCGTATTGTGTTTCGTTTGTCATGATTTACCCTTCATGTTTGTCTAACGATTGGCTCGTCAGTATCGGCAATTACCGATAGACCGTGCTGACGGAAGCACGGTTTCGCCATTAATTATTAGAATTCAATGCCCAACCAGCAGAATGAACACGATTACAGTAGGTGCAATAACCCATGCGGACATCGTACATTTCGCCACATATACAGCCGACTTCACGAACAGTTGGTTCGCCTCGGTGGAAATCGGCATGCAACATTGATTCAACTTTGGTTGTGAAGAAATAACCGCAGTCGTAGCATTGATAATCGGTGCGCTTCTGGCGTTGCGGATTGCCACGCCATTGATACTGTGTATTAGTAGTCATCATGCCTCCGCTTTTTCGTTTGTTAATGACTCGTCAAACTTTGACCAGTCAATCTTGCTGAGATCAGCAGCAACTTGATCTAATGATCGTTGCCACATAGCCTTCTTGACTTTGTCAGCATATTCTTCGTTTACTGCATATCTGACAACTTGTGAACAATTGATAGCAAAATTGCTAAGAATTGATGCTTCAGGTTGTTTCGGATCAACAGTTGTTGATGCAAGATTAACAATCTTGCGGTCAGTAATTTCTAATTCATTATTGACTACTTTACTGACGCCACGAAAATGACCAGTAATGAATTGGCCATTTTTTAGTTCAACTGTTATTACTTGGTTGTACTTGATGTCACGGATATCTATTGTTGTAATCATTTGTTACCCTTCATGTCGCTGACGAGGCTCGTCAGTTGTGTCGTTCAACACAATACGCATAACCATCTCATAACTGATTATGCGTTTCGCCTTAATAATTCAAGCGACAGCACTTTCGATATATCGCCAATCGTCGTTGTATCTAGAACTCGGTGCGTTGCGTAATTGATAGAGGTCGGTAGTCGCTATACATATCTGCTAATAAGTAGTCACAGCGCAACATGTCAATCAGGTTATCCTCGGGCGTCGCACCGTAGTAGGGCTCGCCGATTCTAGAGTCAAACTTAACAACTTCTTGGCTTCGCTATGTAATTATCAGGTAATAATCTTTCTGTCAGGTAAAGAAGTTCCCTCGGGATTTACTGACTTCTTTACTTCACCAGAGTTTTATCCCTGACCACTGATTTTTCACTTTTGAGTTTTGCCCCTCGGGGATTCTAAAAACCCAGCCGTGCCAGTCCCTTCAGTTTAGCAGGCTCAGACTGTATAAGCCAAACGGCAAACCGCCAAAGCAGGTCGGCTCAATAAAGGGGTCAAAATGCGCCTTTCGGCGTGGCGGGGTTTTTTGGGGTATTCTCGGGTTATGCCTCTAGCCCGAGTTGTAATCAATCTAGGCGGATTGAATATTAAATTAGAACAAGAATCTGCATATCCAGATATGGTTTCAGACTTATGTAATCGTGCTGCAACATTGTTTGGCACCGCATTGGCACAAGCGCAGGCAAGCGATCTAAACATTATGGCATCTACTTGGGTTGATTATGGCGACGAAGAAGAAGAAGACGAATAAGCAAAAAAAATAAACCCCTACCGAAGTAGGGGCTTTTTTGTTTCTATTGTAATTCGGTTGCTAATTCTCCAGCACCAGCGATATAAGCAATAGCGTCGATGTAGTTATCTGTATGTGTTGAATCATTAGCAATTCTAGATATTTTAACCATAGCCATCATTACGGCTACGAGTTCGGGAGTTATGGGTTCTTCAAGATGTAATAACTCTGCCCACATAACACCAATTCTTCTGTGATTGTCCCAGAACGAACCATAAGTTTCTTGGCGAGCATCAGTTAATAAACAACTTGCTTCTGCTAGTAAATCGTTGATGTCCATTAATCTAACCATACCTTATAGGCTGCTGTTACTCTGCCTTTGATTGGATCAATGAAATGTAATCTTTGTGATGGTGTTGCGCTTGCTGCCAACATAACACCAGCATAGCGATTGTCCGACTCTGTGCTTCCAGTTTGATAGACGCTTCCTTGTCCGTTAGCCATTGGCCATTCTGCGTGGGTGTGGTAGTGGCCAATATAGACATCTCTGAAATCCCAATCGTATGCCCCCGACCGCCATCGGTTTGCGTGTTGGACGATTGACGACGGACTCGCAAATCCATTCCTGCCAACTTCGTCTCCATGAATAAGGAGTGCTTTATAGTTTCCGATTTGTACTCTTTGGATATCGTCTGGACACTCCTGCCATGTGAGTCGTTTTTCACCCGATAATAATTGTCGGGCAAGTTCATAGCACATTCTGTCGAAGTTATCTGATCTTGGTACATTATCACGCTTAGACCCTATACGACCATGATTGCCCCATTCGGGAACGACATGCACTTTCTCATAATTGGATAAAGCGTATTGAACCACTTCAACAAGAAGCCTAGATACATTTACATACTGTTCAAACAGGGTTGAATCAATCTCAAATACCTGTCCGGGAAAGTTGAATAAACCCTCAACCATATCGCCACCGAACATAATAGTTAATTCTCTAACTGGGTGGTCGGCTCGTTGTATGTCTGTGATGCGTACAGCCTTCTGCGTGAAACTAATTACTCGCTCACGCATTATTTCACTATTGTAAGACTGCGTTCTTTTAGCACCTTGCCAGTCCGTCAAATGCCACAATGCGACTTCGGCTTTCGTTTTCCGTTTATCGCTTTCAGGTGTTTTGATTTCAGGCAATTTACCTACTGCTAATACAGCATCATAAGAAGCCTGAATAGTTGCTTCAACTAATTCATCAGTTCTTTGTTTAGCCTGTTGTAATTGTTTTTGCGTTCGCTGTAATGCTTTGCGCAGTTCTGCAATTTCAGGGTCGGCTTCTTTATCTAATTTTTCTAAATCTTTATCGAGCGACACCAGTGCACCTGTTCCGCCTGTGTCGCCCGATAGTACTGTCGCTTATTGAATAACCGTTATCTTTCAACACATTAGAAATAGCCATGTGGGTTATTCTTGTATTGTCCATACGCAGTTTTAATGCTTCTGATTCTTTAGGTGGCAATTCTTTTAACAAAGTGCAAACAGAGCACCACGCTCTGCGTACATCAGGGAATTTGCTCTCGTCGCCGAGGTCTTCCAGCAATCCCATGATTACTTCTTTTTAGTTTTTTTCTTAGTTGCTTTGGCTAATTTATCCAAATCAACTGAAACTGTGTTATCGGTTATGCCGAATGCTGAATCATTAGGATTCAAGGCACGAATTGCTGGACCGAGAATAGCAATAAGTCCTGCTACTGCTAGGTCTTCAACTTCAGTTTGTCCCATGCTGTAAGCGGTTAGAACTGCTACGGCAAAAGAGCGAGCGTATGAAGCGAGTGCTGATTTCATTTTTTGGTTCATCTTTTCTTCCTTCCGTTAGGGGCGAACAACAGCCATAACAGTAGCATACGATCTTTTCTTTTGATATACGCCACCACCATTTGACTGTGAACCTTTATTGTTAGGAGATGTATTACCTTCAATAGTTTTCAACGCCTTCAATCTTTTCATATTCTTCTCAACGATTCCGACATGATCGGGTTGCGCATCGTTATCAAATTGAAAAAATACTATGTCGCCTTCTTGGGCTTCGCCTACTGGTACAATCTTGCCTTTCTTCGCAAACCATTTCAGTCCTGCGTCGCAAGAAGCAAAACCTTTCTTGGTTTCGGCAGCAATTTTATCTACTAATCCTGCTTTGTCGTAACACCAAGACACAAATATCGCACACCATGGTTGTTTATTAACGCCATACCATGCGCCATATTTAGTTTCGTTATCGCCTTTTTCTGTATAGCCTGTTTCAAACCTAGCACGATTAAGCACTGCGTTCATATAACACCTACTTCTTATTGATTAACAGCAAGTATATCTGATCTAGTCGGCTTTCAAGTATTTTTATTTTATTGTCAATATCATTGACTTTGTCTTTCACGCTAGAGCCACCATTTGGTTTGAGTTCGCTCAAATAATCACGAATCAACGATTTAGTTATGAATCTATGAATCGCCCAAAATGATGCAAGTATGGCCAATACTGCCGAAACAGTAGTAGCCCAATCAGGTATAGACATTGTAGTTTTCCTTATGGATTGTAAGAGGATTGATTAAGTTTGTGCCAACCAGTTCCGTTGTAATAAACAAGATGATTAACATTGGTATCAAAGTACATATCACCTTCTCTTGGATTAGTAGGTAAGTTTGTACTAAAATCTAATGTAGGTGCATTAAAGCGATATGCCGTTTCTAATGCACGAATTCTTCTATCTAAATCCCAGAATAATTCAGAAGCAACTGGTGGTAAGTTAATATATGGCATAATTTCCTAAACTGTTGGGTCGGTCAGAGTTAATGTTACTCGCTCGGGACCATCTTCTCCGGGTTGAACGCTGATGGCAACAATTCTAAATACCTGAGATAAACCAAAACCACTACCATTGTTAGGAAATCTGTCGTCTGTGATTCTCAATAAACATTCATCACCAGTTTTGTATGAACCTAAAACTGGCGAGGCGTAGGCAGGAATTACAATCTTTGGTGTTACTACTGGAACTTGTTTTGCTGTTACTTCGCCAAGAGTTTGTTCAGCCAATATGTTTGGATCGTATTGATCTGTATAAGATACCGTATCTTCAAGTAGTGGATAACCTGCTGCGATTTGATCTATTGGCGATACGGCAGTAGCACGAATCTTTGCTTCATTAGATTGTGGACCGATTCCGTACATGGTATTAGCAACAACTGAACCGTCATCTGGCCATTCATACATAACTATATTGCCGGGAAATTCAAATACTAGAGCAGATGGACTAGTAGATACATAAGGAGTTCCTCGCTGTGGGTATGCGGTTTGTGCATATTTGCGTGGCTCAAGATTTGCGTCGTAGGCAACATCTATATTGAAATCAAATCCATCTTGTTGATTACTAAGGTCTTTGATAGCACCCCATACATCTTTGAATTCGTAGTCATAATAAACACGAGTAACATTTACGCTTGATGTATTGTTTGGAATAACAATGCCTATGTCGCCACCAGCAACTTGTTGGGCTAGATATAATAAATCTTGGGCTATGAATAATTGATCTTCAGTGTCATATACTAAAGCCTGTGCATTGTTCATGAAATCGCCAGTAATTCTTCGGCGTTCAAAATACGAACCGAACTCTCTAGCACTAAATGTAAAATGCTGAGTATCTGTATCCCATGTGCGTAGCCAAATAATTCCGCCCCAAATAAGCACGCCATCACGATCAACATAAATTGCTGTGCGTGAAGGTATTGTGCTACCTACAATATCGTAGCCTTGTTCTTGTGCATCTGAGCCAAGAATACTTCCACTAAAACTACCGGGAGTATTTAGCGACTGCGTAAAACTTACATTGGTTAAAGGTATTTCTGCAAGAATATCATTTGTTACTAAATCGGCGAATAGATACCTATAATTGGTTGCCATCTACTCTCCTTATATTGGTGAATCTAGTACCTCATCTACGGCATCATCAATCGTGCGACTATGCTCTTTAGAACAAGCACCACAATCTTTGCACATTAGATTACTATTGCAGAGGCTTCTTCGTCAGTTAATGCTTCGCCAGCAATTAGTTTGGCTTTAGCAGAATCTTTTAATGCTTGCAGTTTTTTGGCTTCGGCTTCAGCCTTTGCTTTGTCTTCAGTATATTTGGCTGCTAATTGATCTCTTTCAGCAATCTCTTGTGCAGTTAAAGGCACAATAGTTGTCTTGCCGGTAGAGCAATCTATAATCATTTTATTCAGTGACATTTACGATCTCCCATTTCTTTTTGGTTTCATTCCATGTGTAAAGTTGATCATCATTAGGCTTGGCTACTGGTGCTTGCCAATCATGGTTATCATCTAATGTCCATGAGTCATAAGGTTTTGGCGCAATAAACACATCAGCATCTGCATCATATTTGAACCCAACCCCAGCATATTGTTTGCGTATGCGGTTGTTATATGAAGTCTGAACCCATGTACCACCAAGTCCTAGATCATTAGCAAGAAAATCATGACCTCTATGTTCCTGATCATCTCCTACTACTAGAACTCTAAGTACAATTCCGTTTTCATCTATCTCAGCAAAGTGCGCCATTGTCATTATTCTCCTTATTTTGCATATCTTAATATTACTAAACCGCTACCACCATTTGCTCCTGCGGGATAATTACCACTGTTTGCACCGCCACCACCACCAGTGTTAGCCATGCCAGGAACGGAGTCTGATGGATTTGTATTAGTTCCAGCATTTCCGCCGCCACCAAGTCCACCTAAACCTCTTAATGAGGCTGTGTCAGATGCCGCACCACCACCGCCAGCATACCAATAAGTGCCATTCACATTTTGACCAGTACCAGTAGCAACACCCCAAGATGAAAATGCTGATGAACCATTACCGCCGTTACCGCCAATTCTCACAGCACCAGTAGTAGTTGCTTGACCTGCTTGACTAGCGCCACCACCGCCACCACCGCCACCTCTTGTACCATCATTTGAACCTTGTCCGCCTGCATAACCTTCTACTGGTGTATAACCACCAGCATTTCCTGCACCGCCAGTAGAGTCAGGAATACCAGCACTACCGCCACCACCTGAACCGCCTGAACGACCTGTTGTCGCACCATAAGATGCCGCACCACCACCGCCAGTTGTATTTATTGTAGAAAATCCTGAACCTGCAATAGATGATGTAGTGCCATCTCCTGCTTGTGCAAAATCAGTATTGCTTCCAGCACCGCCACCGCCAACTGTAATTGTGTATGCCTGAGCAGTCATTGATTGTGAAGTTAATCCTCTCAGACCACCTGCGCCTCCGCCACCACCAGTTCTTGCACCACCGCCACCACCTGCAATTACTAATGTATCACAAGATAATGATTGAGTTGGAGTGAATACCCCTGATGATCCAAACACATGATAAAAATATGTATCATCTTGATAAATTGTGCCACCAGTTGCTTTTGCATTTGGAAAAATAGCGGCATTTGCTATACCGTATAAATAAAATGTTGAACCTGTAACAAATTGAGTAAATTCAGCAGTAAATTCAACAGAATTAATTGCAGTATTATCGGACCATAAACCACTCATAAAAATGGTATATGCCAAAGTTTGATTCGCCTCTTGAACTGCATCTGCACTAAATGATTTGAAATTAGATGAAGCATAATTGGAAATATAAACTTCAAAATTAGTAAAAGTATTGGCTGTTCCCGTAGCACCTGGTGCTACACCAATAAGCCTGTTGAATGAATAACTTTGCGGAGTGCCTGAGCCTTCGCCTACTATTTGTTTTGTAGTAAATGAACTTGTACTTCCATTAAAACCAATATAAACATTTTCAGCAGGACCAATTCTAGTAGTTCTAGCACTTATTAATATTTTCAAATCAGTATAAGTAGCAGGAATAGACGCAAAACTTACAGTAGTTGTATTACTGCCCAATGTTTTTGCTTCAATTAAAGTCATGTTTTGAGCCATTAGATTGCATACCTCACTATTACTATTCCTGAACCGCCATTTCCGCCTCTACGATCATTACCACTTGCACCACCTGCGCCACCACCAGTATTTGCAGTACCAAAAACACCATTTTGATATGGATTATCACCGCTACCGCCAGCACCGCCACCGCCAAGTCCACCAATAGTTATATTACCTGAACCATAATTTCCGCCACCGCCTCCGCCAGCATAATAACCTGAATTAACTCCTGTATTAGTAGGCGTAGCAAATGCTGTTATTTGAACGCCAGCACCTCCATCACCATCAGTTCCGCCTGAACCGCCATTTTGACCTATTGCTCCTGCGCCACCGCCACCGCCACCGCATTGCAATCCACCGCTATAACCTGAACCACCATTAAATCCTTGTACTGGTGATGCAGTTCTTGCGCCACCTGCGCCACCTGTTGATGATGAACCAATACCACCACCACCTGAGCCACCTGATCCGCCAGCGTTACCACTATCCCAGTTACCACCACCATAACCGCCACCAGTTGCAGTAATTGAACCAAACACAGAATTGCTACCACTAAAACCATTAGCATTTAATGAGCCACTACCACCTGCACCAATAGTAATAGGATAATTTTGAGCATTCAAAGATAAAGTGGACTCTAAAGTACCGCCACCTCCAGTTGCCGTAACAGTTGAACGCAATCCACCTGCACCACCAGCACCTGACCTAAAACCTCCGCCACCACCTCCACCGCCAGCAACAACAAGATAATCAACTGTGAGTGCTTGACTTGGCGTAAAAATTCCTGATTGTAAAAATGTATGATAATAATAAGTACCGTCATTTGTGACTAATCCACCTGTTGCCTTTGGCGTGCCTGCTTGTATTCCATAAAGAGTAAAGGTTGAACCTGCTGAAATTGTGCTTGATAAAACAAGTAGAGTAATACTGGTAACAGGAGCGTTAGAACGCCATAAATTAGACCATAACATTGTATAACTTGAATTATTTATTCTTGTTAGCATTGTTTTATTTGTTGTTGAATTTGAATAACTGTTTATGTAAAGCGTTGAAATACTGCCACCAGTTTGAAATCTAGCCGCACCAAATAAATTAAAATTAGATGTTTGACCTGATATAGCATTACCGCTACCTGATCCGTAAAAACTGGTAAAAGCATAATTGTTGCCTGTGTCAGAATTTAATTGTCCGTAAATATCTAAATCAGACCCACCAATTGCATTACTAACTAAAATTAAATCAGTATAATTTTGTGGAATACCAGCAAAAACAAGTGATGATACTGCGCTGGTTAATGTTTGCGTGGCTATCGGTGTGTATGTACTCATTTATGCCCCTTTTATTCCATACAATGAGAATTGAGAATTAGCAACAAAATTATGACCGCCTTCTACTGTAAAAGTAATTGTATTGATCGCAGTGGTATTTAACCACATACCTGATTTCAAATAAATCAAACCACTTCCATTAGTGTTCCAACCATTTATAGTTCTTATGACTTTATTTTTATTTGTGTTTGTATAGTCTAAAATATCTATGATAACTGAACCAAAAACATTTGCAGTATTACCATCTCTAACAAAATAAAAAGGTGCTATTGATGTTTGTCCTGTTGAGGCTGCGGCACTAGCGTTAGTGCCATCACCAGCAATTTGATGATATGCAACATAATTTGCTCCTGTATCGCTATTGAAACGCATATAAGTTTCAAGTGCGCCTGTACCGCTTGCAGAGTTTCTTCCAATACCTCTAATTTGTAAATGAGTATAAGTAGAAGGTATGTTAGAAAATGTTATTGTTGATGTGCCAGCAGAAGGTACAATAATAGAACTCAAAGCAAACATTGAACCAGTGTCAGTAACTAAACCTTGGCGTGTAGAAGAAGCAATAACTCCTAGAATTGGCATTAGGCAATATCTCCTATTACATACCAAGTGTCTGTGCCTGTTTTGATGCAGGTAGCAGATGAATTTATTGCACGCAATTTAGGTGCGGTTGCAGTTGCGCCAGTAGAATTAATAGTAGTTGTAGCAGGTGTGGTTGCCTGAATTGTAAGTTGCCCTGCACCTGTTTGAATAATTGTTATTTGAGTGCCAGTAGGAAACGCAACAGAACCATTAGTAGGAATGTTAATTGTTCCTGCTGTTGCACCATTACTTGCTAATAAAATATCGCCTTGATCTCCTAATACCAAAGTGTAAGCGTTAGCAGAAAATGATGGCGTAAGAATTGTTTGTGTATAAATTAAACCTGTTGCAGTTTTATTAGTTAATGTTTGAACGCCAGTTAATGTCGCAACTGTTGAATCAATAGCAATAGTGCCAGTAGATGTAATTGTTCCGCCTGATAAACCTGTGCCAGCAGTAATACTAGATACTGTTCCAGTACCACCAAAATATGATAATGAAGTCCAAGCGGTTGAACCATTACCAATTTTTGCTTTACCTGTATCTGTTTCAAATCCCCACTCGCCAGCAGCAAGAGTTGGATTAGTAGAAGTCCATTGTGAAGCAGTACCTCTGCGGACTTGAATTTGCGTTACGACTGCCATTATGGAGTTCCCCCATTAACTGTTTGTGTTGCGGTGTCAGAAGGATTTGCGCCACCCATATAAGGTGCGATTCCGTCAAACATACCTGCATCTATTTCTGTTAGTGATGTTGATGATACTGATTCCCATGCAGAGCCAGTATAAACTTTTAATCCTGTTGAAGTGTTGTAATATAAGTCGCCAGCACGAAGCGTAGGATATGTAATATCTGTTGCGCTCGCTGGAACATTAGTAGGAGTTAATGCTAAACGACTCATGAAATATCTCCCACCACCAACCAGTTGTCCGTAGATGTCTGGATAAGTGTAGCAGTAGAATACTGCGCTCTTAACTTAGGCGAGTTAGATGTCGCACCAGTAGATACTATTGTTACGGCTACTGGGCTAGAAGCACCAACAACTGTTACTTGACCTGCGCCATATTGAGATATTGTTACCTGTGTTCCTACCGGCAAAGCCTGAGTAGC